TGTGCAATCAGAGGATTAACTAAGGGAAGGATGGTTTGATATGGGTACTAAAGCTGAAGATAGAGCAATAAATGCATTCAACGATAGTTTGTCTAATCGTTTGAATAATAAAAAAAATTACAAAACCAATGACTATATTAATTTAGAAACCTATGCGCCAAATTTTAATAAAGAAGGCGCTGATATTCCAACTGCTGGAAAAGCAATAGAAGCTGCTGATTCTGAAATGAAAAGAGAGATTTCTCGCGCACCAACACCATCTATGGTTGATAAAATTCGTGGTGCTATTGGAATTAAAAAAGGCGGAAAAGTAAAATCACATGCATCTAAACGTGCTGATGGATGTGCCATTAGGGGGCATACAAAAGGAAGGGTTGTTTGATATGCCAGCGACAAGTCTTAAACAAAAACATTTGATGGATGCGGTGGCACATAACCCTGCATTTGCAAAGAAGGTAGGTATTCCGCAATCCGTGGGTGCCGATTTTAGCGAAGCAAGCAAGGGTATGACGTTCGGTTCAGGCCGTGCCAGTACTCAAGGTGTTAACAAGCCAAAGACCGACCACGGTGCTGCGGCACCATTTAAAAGAGGTGGACTAATGAAATCAGAGAAATCAATGGGGATGGCTAAGAAATTAGCTATGAGTAGTCGTAACGGCGAAACTGCTGAGATGGCCATGAAAAAGGGCGGTAAAACCGTTAAAAAGATGGCTTCTGGCGGTATTACTACTGCCAAAATGGGCAGAGCCGAAGTGGGTGGCAAGCTAAAACATGGCGAACATACCATCCAAAAGAAGGGTCATACTCGTGCTTTAGAAGAGAAAATGAGCGCTGGTAAACCTTTGGGTATGAAACATGGTGGTAAAACCCATCACAAACGTTAAGGACTTATCATGAAACATCACGATCATACAGCTCATCACGGTCATCCTTTCCACAGTGGTGGACACAAGCATCACGGTAAAACCGAGTTGCACCACGTTCAGCATCCTCATCCCGAGGAGCATAGCCACATTCATGGCATGAAGCACGGCGGTCACGTCAAGCATCACCATGAGCATATGGAACACCACATGAAACATCATGGTAGTCACCATGCTGAAGGTGGTCATATTCACCACCATGAGCACGTTGCAAAACACTTGCATCACCACGATGGGTTCAAGCATGGCGGTCATGTTAAACACCACCATGAGCACGTTGAACACCACATGAAACACCACGATCACAAGTAGGAGCCAATCATGGCAAACTCAGGACAGTTAGCTGGGTTAGCAGCCCTTGGGGCTTTAGGGCTGATGATGAACCGTAATAGGAGTAGCGCTCCTGTTGAAGATCATTCTAATGCTGCCACACCTGTAGATAGCGGGGCTTTTTATGAGGCTGGTTCTGGTCCTACTGCGCCAGCTCTTGCCAGTAATTCTGGCGCTATAGATGACGAGAGTCAGTGGGGTACGCCTGTACCTGGTCAAGTAGCTTATAGAAAGCCTGTAAGACGGCCTACTACGCAAACTGCACGGCCTACTGCACAGACTAGTCAAGTGCCTTCTATGGGTTCACGTTATCCTACGCAAGCCCAAAGATTGACAACAGCTAATGATCCTAGGGTGAATCCCAATTTTGATCCTACTTCAGCACAAGGCGCAGGACCTAGTTCTTATCCAACTCAAGGTACAAGACCATCCACAGGTAATATAGTTCGTGGTCAAGGCGCTCGTTATGATTCAAATGGTATTCCTATTGGGGGTATAACAGCTCCTCAAGATGGTGAGCGTGCTTCATATAGCCCTGTGATGTCTGTTTTAGAAGGTATGGGGCCAACACCGCTTGCAGGTCTTGGAAAAGTAGCTGCTGAACTAGGTACTGCAGGACGCGTTCAAAGAGCATACAACGCACAACAAGCAGCTCGTAGAGCCGCTGAAGGTTTAAGTCCTGCTGAAGCCGCAGCAGCTAAAGCGAAACTTGCTGAAGCTGCATTTGAAGGTGGCATGAAAAAAGGTGGTAAGGTCAAGCCTAAAGTAAAAGCCAAGGCCAAGCCTAAAAAGATGGCTTCTGGCGGCATGACATCCAGAGGGACTGCTTCTAAACGTGCTGATGGTATCGCTACCAAAGGCCATACCAAATGCAAGATAAGGTAAATCATGGAAAAACTACCATCAACAGGTGCAGGCGCAGGTCGTGGTAAACAAGGTGGCCCTACTGCTGAAGAGATGAACTATCGCAACAGCGATGCTTACATGTCTCCATCTGACCAAAAAGCCATTAAAGAAGACGAAGACTTCAAAAAGATGTCTGCCAAAAACCCAGACCAAGCCTATAAAAAAGGCGGTATGGCTTCTGCGTCTAAGCGTGCTGATGGAATCGCTCGCCGTGGGCACACTAAATGTGCTTGCGGTGGAGGAAAGATGTAATGAGAGCTAGCCGTGGCATGGGGATCATCAGCCCGTCAAAAATGCCTAGTAAAAAGGTGATTCATCGTAAAGATGATCCTAACACGGTTGACATGTATAAGAGGGGCGGACATGTTTGGGACACACCTAATCCAGCTAAAACGCATAAAAAGCTTAGTCCGTCTAAGAAAGCAGCAGCTAAAGCGATGGCTAAGAAAGCAGGACGTCCATACCCAAACTTAGTTGACAACATGAGAGCAGCTAAATGAGCAATACATCTGGAACATCAGGCTTTAATTTAGACCTCACCGAAGTGGTTGAGGAAGCATTTGAGCGTGTTGGTTCAGAGTCTCGCACGGGTTACGATCTTAAGAGCGCAACTCGAAGCTTGAATATCATGTTTGCTGATTGGGCAAACCGTGGTATCAATATGTGGACAATGGACTCCAATGTAATCAATTTAGTCCCAGGTCAGGTGACTTATCCATTGCCCAATGACACCATAGATTTGCTTGAGCATGTGATTAGAACACAGCCTAACGTGGCTTCTACACAGGCAGATTTGACGATTACGCGTATTAGTGTTTCTACTTACGCTACTCTACCAAACAAAATTCAGCAAGGCCGTCCAATTCAAGTGTGGATTCAACGCTTAGATGGGCAGTCTTACACAACCAGCTTGACTCTGGCAGCTCCAATAAGCGCCACAGACACCACGATCACGTTGACTTCTGTGGTTGGTATACCCAACACTGCATTCATCCAGATCGATAACGAGACCATCTTTTATAGTTATACCAGCGGTAACACGCTAGGAAACTGCTTTAGAGGCCAGAATAACACCACAGCAGCGGCTCATATCGCTGGTGCGCAGGTGATCTATCAGAACCTCCCATCTATCAACGTATGGCCTGCTCCAGACAATGCGCAGCCCTATCAATTTGTATATTGGAGACTGCGTAGGACTCAAGACGCAGGAACTGGCGTCAATGTCATGGACGTTCCATTCAGATTCATACCTTGCATGATTGCGGGTTTATCCTACTATCTTGGATTAAAAGCACCCGAAGGGTTGCAAAGATTACCTATTTTGAAGCAGCAATACGATGAAGCATGGCAATTAGCGGCAGATGAAGACCGTGAAAAAGCAGCTATTCGTTTTGTTCCACGTCAACAATTTATTGGATCGACTTACTAATGGGCAATCGGTTTGCCTCTGGTAAGAATGCGATTGCGGAATGCGATCGTTGTGGGTTTCGTTATAAATTAACGGTCCTAAAACGAGAAGTTATTAAGACCAAAAATTATGAATTATTGGTCTGTCCAAGATGCTGGGACCCAGATCAGCCTCAATTACAATTGGGCATGTATCCAGTCGATGACCCACAAGGTCTTCGTAATCCCAGACCTGATAGGAGCTATGTGGCATCTGGTCTGTTGGCTGATGGTTCATTGGGCGAGGGTAGTCGCATATTTCAATGGGGTTGGAATCCTGTTGGTGGGTCTCGTAATTTTGATGTGCCGTTGACTCAAAATGACTTGATACCGCAGGTACAAGTTGGTACAGTAACGGTAGTCGTAACCTAGGAGTTATCATGAAAGAAGACAAAGCAGATTTGAAGCAAGACAAGAAAATGATTGCGTCAGCTATTCATAAACATGAGAAGCATGATCATCCAGGAAAACCCTTGACCAAATTGGCCAAGGGTGGTAAAACCAGCGCGCAAATGATGAAGTACGGACGCAACATGGCCAAGGTCATGAATCAGCGTTCTTCTGGTAGAGGTGGCTAATATGGTTGCACCTACTAAAAAGAATAGTCCAGCTATTCATCACGGCACTGGCAAAACGACTGGTAACGGACAAGAGTATGCTCGTCCTCATACCATGACAGGTAAAAATATTGACGTTAATTCTGTGCCTGAAAGCAAAGAAAATAACGCAAAACATTTGCTTGAGTCTAATGTTTCTGTAGCTTGGAACCACAGTAATGTTTATCCACAGCCAAAAACTGATGGCATTAAGATTCGTGGTACAGGCGCGGCAACTAAAGGTTTGATGGCTAGGGGCCCAATGGCATGAACTACACTCAGCTTAAACAACTGATACAGGATTACACACAGAATTACGAAACAACTTTCGTAAATGATATTCCTACGTTTGTTGAACAAGCTGAACAGCGTATTTATAACTCGGTTCAGTTCCCGTCACTGCGTAAAAACGTGACGGGAACAATAAGCCCAACTAATCAATATTTATCTTCTCCTAGCGATTTTCTTGCGCCGTATTCACTTGCTGTATATACAACTGCATCAGGAACAGCTACAGGTTCAGCTAGTGCTTTAACAATAATAGTATCAATCAGTTCTGGGGCTGTTGCTGTTGGGCAGTTGGTGCTAGGCACTGGAATTGCTCCAAATACCTATGTGACGAGCGTGTCTGGTAATACGGTTGCGTTATCTGTATTGACTACAGGTACTGTTTCAGGAACAGTGACATTCCAAGGACAATTTTTATATTTGCTTAATAAAGATGTAAATTATATTAGGCAGGCATACCCAAATACTGGTACTTATGGTGAGCCTAAGTACTACGCTTTATTCGGACCAACAGTAACAAGCGGGGCAATTACAAATGAATTGTCTTTCATACTTGGTCCTACTCCTGACACTACTTATACCGCTGAGTTGCATTATTACTATTATCCAGTTTCAATCTCAGATACCGTTAACAACCCAAGTGGTACTACTTGGCTTGGCGACAACTTTGATACCGTGCTTTTGTATGGCTCTCTTGTTGAGGCTTATACCTTTATGAAGGGCGAACAAGATTTGATGACCATATACAACCAAAAATATGTTGAGGCATTAGCCCTTGCTAAACGTCTTGGCGATGGTATGGAGCGTAGAGATGCTTACCGTTCTGGTCAATTTAGACAGGCGGTGACCTGATGTCTATCTATCAAGGCGCAACGACTAGCTTCAAGGTTCAGTTAGCCCAAGGTTTGCATAACTTTGGGCCTACCAGTCCAAATACGTTTTATATCGCTCTATATACAGCTAATGCCGCATTGAGTAATGCGACTACTGTGTACACAAGTGTAGGCGAGGTATCGGGTTCAGGGTATACCCCAGGCGGGCAAATACTGACCATCACACAGACACCGACTTCTGGTACATCGGGAACCACGGCGTATTGGTCATTTGCCAACGCTATATGGAATCCCGCTGCGTTTACAGCTCGTGGCGCACTGATTTACAATTCTAGTCAGAATAATGCTTCTGTTTGTGTATTGGATTTTGGTAGCGATATCACTTGCGCTAATTCATTCACAGTTCAGTTCCCAACGTCCACTAACACAACCGCTATTTTAAGGATCGCATAATGCAAACCGAAAATATTAAACCCACTGAAGGCTCTGCTGTAGCTGTGGCCACACGCAACTTTCTGCTAGAAGATGCCAATGTGATTGGTGCTTACACAGTCACTTGTACTGCGGCCGATGGTACTATTCGCTGGGAAGAAACGTTTAAGAATCTAGTAGTCAATGTGGGTAAAACCGACCTGTTGAACAAGTATTTTGCAGGTACTTCTTATACTGCGGCTTGGTATCTTGGCTTAGTGGATGGTGCTTCTAGCCCCACCTATAACGCTGCTGATACCATGTCTTCACATTCGGGATGGACTGAAAATGTTGGCTATTCTCAATCGACTCGTCCTGCTGCTGCTTTTGGCTCCGCTAGCGCTTCTGGGGGTGGGGCTGGCTCTGCTGGCACTGGCACTATTTCTACCTCTGCTACAGCATTTACTATTAACGCTACAGGAACTATTGCGGGTGCGTTCTTAACCACAAGCAACACCAAGTCTGGTACTACAGGAACTTTGTATTCTGCTGGTAGCTTTACGACTGGTAACCGTTCTGTGCTGTCTGGAGACACATTGAACGTCACTTATACCGCTAACTGCTAAGGATTATCATGGCCGCTAAATTCACTATTGGTGAGAACGTTAAAGTTACACCCGCACCTGTTGATCCTGCTGGCCCAGTTGAAGCTATGCA